ACTAGCGACAAAGGAGAGTAATATGCAAATATCAAAAGAAGGATTAACCTTAATTAAAAAATTTGAGGGTTGTAAATTAGAAGCCTACAAATGTGCTGCTGGAGTTTGGACTATAGGCTACGGCTCAACTAAAGGTGTTAAAGAAGGCGACACTATTACTCAACAAGAAGCAGAAGAATTGCTTATTAAAGATGTAGAAGTATTTGAAAAAGCTGTAAATGATGCTGTAAAAAGATCTATGGTTCAATGTCAATTTGATGCTTTGGTATCATGGACCTTTAATTTAGGTGTAGGCAATCTACACTCTTCAAGCATGTTAAAAAAATTAAATAATCAAGAATATGATGAGGTAGTTCCACAAATGAAAAGATGGAACAAAGCAACTGTAAATGGAGAAAGGCAAGTGTTAGAAGGTCTTGTTAGAAGAAGAGAAGCAGAGTCCTTATTATATGAAGGCAAAGAATGGCATGAGGTTTAAATATGCCCTTGAAAAAAACAATATTTAGACCAGGCATAAACAGAGAGGGTACTGCTTATGATAATGAGGGAGGTTGGTTTGATTGTAATTTAGTTCGTTTTCGTAAAGGTAGACCAGAAAAATTTGGTGGTTGGGAAAAACTTAGTTCTGCTACTTACGAGGGTACTGCAAGAGCATTACACTCTTGGATTTCATTAGGAGGCACAAAGTATCTAGGTCTAGGCACACATTTAAAATACTATATTGAAAGCGGTACTTTATTTAATGATATAACACCTATAAGGTCTACTACATCAGCAGGAGATGTAACTTTTTCAGCTAGTAATGGTGATGCAACTATAACCGTAAGCGATACATCACACGGCGCAGTACAAAATGATTTTGTTACTTTTAGTGGAGCAGCGACATTAGGCGGTAACATAACAGCAGCCGTACTAAATCAAGAATATCAAATAGCTACTATAGTAAATGCTAATAGTTATACCGTAGAAGCAAAAGATACTTCAGGTTCTACTGTAACGGCAAACGCATCAGACAGTGGTAATGGTGGTTCATCTGTTGTTGGAACATATCAAATAAATGTAGGTTTAGATGTTTATGTGCCTGGTACTGGATGGGGGATTAACGGTTGGGGCGAGGGTACTTTTGGTAGTTCTTCTTCTTTAAGTAGCACAAATCAGTTGCGCTTATGGACACATGATAATTTTGGAGAAGATTTAATTATTAATCCTAGAAATGGCGGCATTTATAAGTGGACAGAGAATAATGGGGTATCTACTAGAGCAGTAGAATTATCTGGTATTACAGGAGCAAACCTAGTACCAACTTTGGGCCTACAAGTAATAACATCAGAAGTTGATAGACATCTAATTGTATTGGGAGCAGATCCTATATCTGGCACAAGTAGAACTGGGACTATTGACCCTATGTTAATAGCTTTTAGCGATCAAGAAAATGAACTTGAATTTGAGCCACTTGCGACTAATACAGCAGGATCTTTACGATTATCTTCTGGTTCATCAATTATTGGAGCGGTTAAATCGAGACAAGAAATATTAGTTTGGACTGATACCGCATTATATAGTATGCAGTTTGTTGGGCCTCCTTTTACTTTTGCAATAAATTTAATTAATGAAGGTACAGGGTTAGTCGGCCCTAACGCTGCAATAACAACACCTTCAGCTGTATTTTTTATGAGTTACAACAATTTTTATGCATACAACGGGGCAGTACAAACATTACCTTGTTCGGTTCATAACTATGTATTTGGTGATATAAACCTTATACAATCGTTTAAAATTAATGCTTTCACTATAAAAGATAAAAACGAAGTAGGCTGGTTTTATTGTTCTAGTAGCTCTAGCGAAATTGACAGATATGTAATTTATAATTATGCAGAAGAATTATGGTTTTATGGTCAATTAGTTAGAACAGCCTGGCTAGATTCTGGTATAGAAAATTATCCTAGAGCAGTAAGTGGTGGTTACTTATTCAAACAAGAAAGTGGCTTTAATGATGATGGATCACCTATGACTGGAGTATTTATAGAAAGTTCAGACTTTGATTTAGATGACGGAGAAAAGTTTGTTTTTGCAAGAAGAATTATTCCTGACTTTAAATTTATTGAAGATTCAAATAATGGGAGCGTAAATATAGTTGTAAAAACAAGAAACTTTCCAGGCGACTCTTTAACTACAAACTCAACAAATGAGGTCTCCAATACAACACAACAATCACATATACGTGCTAGAGCAAGACAAATGGCATTACGTATTGAAAGTAATGATGATGCAACAAATGATGGTAATTTATCAATAGGATGGCGATTAGGAGCTACAAGAATAGATATAAAATCAGACGGTAAGAGATGAGTAAGCTTCTTCAAACTCAGCTACCTATAGCACAAAATGAGGTAGATCCTAATATATTTAACCGTTTAGTAAGATTACTAGAAATAAATTTAGGGTCTGTAGACCTAGACAATACGCGTCAAGTAAGCGAAAATGAGCTAAATACTATAAATTTTAATGCTGGTAGTATCATTTGGAATACAACACTAGAAGTATTACAAGTATATACAGGCAACAAATGGATAGATATTGGTACAAGACTTGTAGATGATGGTTTGCAAGCAACAAGTGCAGTAGGTAAGGTTACGGTAAGAAACAACGGAGCTACATCTATAAAACTTGCTAATTTTGGTAAATAATAGATACTTAAAGTATCTACAAACAACTTAGTAAAAAGCTATGGAATATAACGTACAAAAATTAGCAGATATGGGTAGATTCGAGGACGATCAACTAGCTCATGTTGCAACAGGTGAAATGATCGTACCCCCAGTAATATCGCCAACTACAAGAATGATGGTTGAGCAAGATATGCTAAATCAAGGTATGAACCCTAATCAATATATCGTAGGCGGTAGCCCCTCTATAAACCCGCAAACTGGGCTACAAGAGTTTTTTATAAAAAAACTATTTAAAAAAATTAAAAAAGTAGTTAAAAAAGTAGCACCTATAGCAGTCAACTTTATACCTGGAGTTGGTCCAGTAGCAAAAGCGGCTCTTACTGCAGCGGCTGGTAAAGCATCAGGATTATCTACTAAAGAAGCTTTACTTGGTGGAGCATTAAGTTTTGCAGGCGGTAAGATGTTTGGAGGAGCAGGTGGAGCTGGACAAGGATTAGGCAGCACAGGTAGATTTTCAAGAATAAAAAGTTTTTTTAATCCAGCAAAAGGCACTACTGGCATGTTTGGTGGAAAATTTGGACCAGGTATCAGAAGAGGGCTTGGTGGCATGTTTAGACCAAAAGAACAAATGTTAAGTAGTCTGACACCACAAATAATGCCACAACAAGGAGTTGGTGCTTTTTTACCAACATCTGTCGGAGGACAAGGCGGGGGGTTTGGCGGTGGTTTTCAGTTTACATCTGGTAGTGGGCAAACTAATCCATATCAAACTTTGTCACAAATGAGTCCAGATCAACAACAAGGTTTTAACGACTTTTTTACAGATAGCCCTGATTTTCCAGGTTTGATGCAAGATCCTCAGGGTAATTTGTACGATCCAAGCACTATGATGAATGAAATGATGTCAGCTTATCAAAGTATACCAAGTGGAATAGGATCATTTTTTAGAAGAGATCCTCGTGATCAAGGAGGAACACCTCAAATTATCAAGAGTATAGGTGATGTATTTGGTTTTGGTGGAAGTTCTGGTCCAAGCGTAGGTTTTGGTAGCAGTAAAACACCAGGTGCTATCAAAGGTATAGAAGATAAAATAAAAGGTATCGGTGGCGGCAATACTGGCCTAATGGGACTAGCTGCTCTTTATGGTTTAGCTACTAAAAAAGCCGCAGAAAAAACAGAAGGTGGGTTACGTGACATACGGTTATCTATCAGACCAGACTTGATGCCGCAGCAAGTATTCCAAGGCTTTGATGCTGGTGTAAGACCAGGTATGCAAATGGGAAACGCAGTATTTGATATAAATAAAAGAAACCGTGAAAACGAATCTTTTGCTTTTAGAGTTTTGGGTACTGAAAATCCAAGTAAAACTATTTTAGGGCTAGATGAAATTGATAAACAAAAATTTGAACACGGTCTAATTATGGGTGGCGAATTTACTGCTTTTGCAAGGGCAGTAAAAAATATAGATTATGAACCATCAAGAAATTTTCAAAATATATTAATTGCACAATCAAAACAAATAGCAAATTTTAATAGAACTATGGCTGAGGGTGGACCTATGAATCAAGAGCTTGATCTTCGTGTAGGCGGTCCCTCTATTGGGCCTGGTACCGAAACAAGTGACGATATACCTGCTTTGTTGTCTGACGGAGAATTTGTTATGACTTCTGCAGCAAATAAAGGATTAGGCGGTTTTAAAATAGAAAAAAATAAAGATAGTCTAACTATTTTCCCAACAGGAAAACCAGATAGAGAGCAAGGATTTAAAAATAACGATAAAATGATGCAATTCTTTGAAAACTATCAGGATATGATGAGTTAATTATGGGATTATTAAAAAGAGTTTTAAGAGCAAGAAGAGGTAGAAGAGATTTTGGACCTCCTATGGGTAGACCAAGAATGGTGCCTAATATACCTGAACCGATACCTCCACTTGAGCCATTTGAGAGATTCCCTTTTGATGATCCAAGAAATGATTTCATGTCTATACAAAATATTGAAAATGTTAGTGTGCCAGGTATAACACCTGTAGAACCTGTAATACCAACGCCAGTACCTATGCCTATACCTCCAGCACGTAGCCCATTACAAAACGCGTTTGATAATATACAAAGGAGTATTAAACCAGTACCTATACCTCCTGGTCAAGAAGGGCAACTACCTATGGCACCTGTAAATACAGGACCTATTACATTTATGGGAACTACCCTTTCTCAAGAAGATTCTGACAGAGTGAGAGCAAGTGGTGGAGGATTGAGTGATATTTTTGAAAAAATGCGTTCTAAAATTTCAGACGAGGAGCGAGCTAAATTACCGTCCGCATTTTTGCCACCTATAGCACCACCTATTCAATCAGTAACAACACCACAGCCTTTTTTACAACAACCACAACCACCACAAACAGGAGGTATTCCAGTAACAGGTGGTGGACCATTAGGAAGTGGTATTTTGCCTATAGCTAATTTACCAACAGGCCCAGTATCACCACCAACAAATATAGG